CCGCCGCCTGATGAATATGGCGCGGTACTACCCGACCTTCCATTTCCTCCGTTGTTTCCTTGTGACGGAGTGGTTGCTGGAGTATTTCCTGCACCTGCACCAGCGTTGCCATTGTATCCACTGCCTCCACCTCCAGAACCGCCAGAAGCACCAGTGCCGCCATTTCCAGTTCCTCCGCGACCTCCACCAGTTGAAGTAATAGTAGAAAATACAGAATCACTACCGCTAGATGCTGTACTTAATCCACTTGCTCCAGCACCACCACCGCCAACGGTAACTGTGTAGTCAGTTCCAGCGGTAACGGATAGTCCGGTTCCAGTACGGAAACCTCCTGCTCCACCACCGCCGCTTGGTTCACTATTACCCCCTGAAGAACCCCCACCCCCGGCTACGACGAGGTACTCCACACTCGTAACTCCAGTAGGCGCAGTCCAAGTGCCAGATGCAGTAAACGTCTGCACGACGGTAAATGTGCCGCCAGCTAATGCGCGACCCAACAGCATTGCCATGATTCCACTCATGTCAGCCCCTTAACTGACGTTGCCAGTGACAACGCAGACTGTGCCGCTAATAAACAGAATAGTCGCTACGCCCCTAGTTGCCAGCGTCATTGTGTCCTTGTCCGTGTTTGTTCCGGCAATGTAAGCAGTAGTAATGGAACAAGTAATGGTAATGTTGCCTGTCGTGTTATTAAACAGAGATATCACATCACCAGCAGCAAATGTGCTGTTCGGAATTGTGATTGACCCGCCAGTACCTACACCAACAAACTCACCAACATCTGTTGTAGCCAGTGAATATGAAGTTGTTTTGTCCGATCCAGACTGCGGAATGTTTCTATAACCAACAGCACTTGTTCCATCTGCTGTGCAATTAGTAAGGTTGCCGGATGCTGGAGTGCCAAGCGCAGGATTAGTTAATGTAAGATTTCCAACTGTGCTAGTCGTAGAACCTAGTGTAATAGTTGTATTACCTAGAGTTGCAGAACTATTTGCTAAGTAACTATTTGGGAAAGTGGTTGCAACACTAGAAATAGTTACGTTGGGAAACGTCATGTTGTTCATCGTGGTAATCGTGTTACCAAGCTGAACAGCCGTGTTGCCCATCGTAATGGCGGTAGCAAAGTTGTTATCTAGTTGAGATAACGGAATGGCAGTAGTTGCATTCGCAAAAGTATTTGGCACTGGCATGTTAGAACCTCGTTCTCAGTTCGTGTTCAAATTGGAAACCGTTAATTACGATAGGTGTTGACGTACTATTAACAGTAATACCTATGTATTTACCCCACATTTCAGCGTCAGACTTGTATAAGTAATAACCAGCACCCGGAGATGTAGCACCGATCCAACCAATAATAGTGCTAGTGTTATTTATCCAATCTACTTCAGTTCCTACGTTATTAGTCCAAGCAATTGTGTTCTCAAACGTAATAACGGGAGACTGCGCTGATTCTGAATCTACATAGGCATTCATGGTCGTAGGCTTAGAGCCTAGCGTTGCCTCAATACCTATCTTTAATGCTTGCTTGTCACGGATAGGATCGCCCATAGCGTCCAGAGCCGTTTCTAGTTCAATGCTTACAGGTACATCCGAATCGCCGTACAACTCTACAAAGTTGCTACCAGAAGTACCAAACACCTTAACTTTGCCGCCAGTGGCAATAGATGACACTAGCTTGATGTTGTTCTGATTAGAGAAAAACCACTTCTTCTCAAAGAAAATAGCCTGAATATAGCGGTACGTCCCACTGTCGTTGTACCGGATATTAAATGCTGCACATAGTATGTTATTTAACAACACCTGACCAGCGGTAACGGTAGCTGTCGTAAAGTCAATATTAGGGAAAATCCCATCCAACGGGTCAGAAATCTTTGATGTTGTCGAACCAACAAGTGCATACACACCGTACTCGTTCATAAACAGCACAGAACGGAAGTACGGAAAGATTGCATATTGCAAACGTGATCCTACCGACGCACTAATGTTGGTATTTGTAAATAATGTAATACCAGCGTCCGTTACCCGAACGTCAGAGAACACGTTGATGCTGTCTTCCCCAAAAATATAGAGGAAGTTGTTAGCTGAAAGCAACTGTGTGATATTGCTTCGCAGGGTTGCGTCTGTAATCGTAAATACGCCGGAAGACAGGCTTACAAAGTCGGAATAAGAACCTGCCGCCGAGTAGCTTACAGAGCGCCCCTGTGCCACCCAAGTGCGTCCTGAGAACGTCTGGATGCCAGTAACCGGATTGCTGTTGATAATGGCTTTAGCGGCTGCGTTAGAGCCTCCACCACCGCTGATTGTTACGGTAATGTTGGCTGCATTCGTGTATCCGCTACCGGCATTGGTCATAATCACTTGGATTACCTGACCACCCGCCAGAATTGCCGTACCAGCCGCATTACTACCGCCACCACCACTAATCGTTACCGTTGTATTTGACGCATTTGTGTAACCTGTGCCGCCATTTGTTACCAAAACCGTTACTGTGCCGGTCTTAAACGTCGTAATACCAGCAATCGCAGCAGCATTTGTACCGCCACCGCCAGCAATCGTGACTGTCGGCGCACTTGTGTACCCAGAACCCGCCTCAGTAATGGCAATTCCTGTTACTACGTTGGCAGTCAGAATGGCTTCAGCCTGTGCCTGTATGCCGCCGGTCTGATTAGGCGCAGAAATGACTACAGAAGGCGTAGTCGTGTAGCCAGTACCGCCATTAGTAATGCCTATGAATCCAACAGAACCAATAGATACAAGATTAGTGCCATCCCAACTGAAAATTCCGTTGTTAGGATCGCCAATCAGCACACGCTCGTCTTTGTACTGCGTTATGTTGACCTTTGAATTGGAAAAAGTACCAGCAACAGCTACGTTTCCCTTTGTATTTGCCTCAACATCAACAAACTCGCAGCGCCCATCTTCCTGAAAAACAAGCTGATAGTCCTTGTTGTTAATGTTTGCAGAGATCATTGACGTTGCAACATTGGCAAACGTCACTGCAATGTTCTTTTCACCCGGCAAAGTCTTGATATTTGCGTAGCCTACCGGCATAGCATTCTCAAGCCATGAGAATTCACCGTCTTCTAGGGATGTGCGGTTAGCTTTCGTGTTTACGCCACGAAATTGCTTAATAACTTTGTACGACTTTTTCTGTTCAGCCGCCGCCATGATTAGAACGGAGTGCTGTAAGCGTTAGGAATGCGCCGTGTCATGGTCGTAGCCAGCACACTGCGAACTTCTTGGATATATTGTTGTTTGTATATCTCTGATTCTCCGTAGCTTTGCTCCTTAAACTTGGCTTTGTGGGCAGCAAAATAGGCTACAGGCGTGGTGTACGGCTCTATCAAGACATCTACTTCAGAGCTAGTTACCAAGTCTTCAGGCAAAACAACGGTGTCCATCTCAAGGGTATAGACCTGATCTGGAACCGGAGAGATAAAAGCAGTCTGCTGACCGTAAACGGAGAAAGCTACTGGCCTACCAATGTAGTTTTGCCAATAGCGCAACTGTGCGTTGAACTGAGTCCACGGCAGATATTGCAGAGGAACCCGACTATTTCCCCAATACAAGTTGATATTCAGGATATCAACCGTATTTATCCCATCAGGAAAGGCAGCGTAAGGCAGTTTTTCGCAGTTTCCTGCGTATAGCAGCGTTGCAGTTCCGTCTGTAAACGGGGTATTTGGGGGGTACACATTGTTCGATGCCGGGTAAGGCGGTGCTGAACTCCCCAAAACTCCACCAGAAGTAACCTTGTAGATGAAGATATTGGAGAAAACGTAGTCATCTGTGGCAACAGTTGCGCCAGCAGTCCACGCTACGGGATTAGCGCCTCCGGCTACCGGAGACATCGGTGTTTGGGATACTTGTATTTTTCTTAGGCAACCAGTGTCCCTGACTGTCTGCTTACGGCCTTCATTGATGTAGTCCGTTAGTTCAGAGTCAGAGTAGAAGTTCCCGTTAGCATCATGCAAGAGCCGCCGGACTTCCGTAATGTAACCGGATAAAGTTGCCATTTAATTGCCATAATTAAGCGGCTTTTTCGACTTTTCTCCCCGCCCCCCGCAAAGGGATGGGCGAGGGTACTTGGTCAATCGCCGGGGATAAGGAGCGATCCTGTACTGGCTTGGACTCAGTAATGCTAAATTTCTCAAGAATTTCCAAACCAGATTGGAGGTCATTCTTGGTTTTAGCAAAACCGAGCCTAGCCAAAAACGGTTCCTTGTCTTCAGAACCGTAACCGAATATGTGACGAGCGACTTCTACAGGAACTTCAACAGGCATGTCCACAGGGAACTTGTACTGCTTAAAGGCGTATTCATCGACAAGCGGCTTGTCCCACTTGTTAGTCACATAAACGGTTGTCATAGAGTTACCACATCTCCGTAAACCACAATGTCGCAAGTTCCACCGGATACGGCGGCAGGTACGTTGACGTACAACGAACCAGACGAGTAAACGGTAGTAGCAGCGCCAGCAGCAAGGGTTAAGTCTTGATACGTGGAGGTGCTAGTTACGTTGCTTAGCGTTGTCAGCGATGCAACTGCATTCGAGGTATTACCATCGTTAGAGGTGGTAACAGTCACGTTTGCAGCCGCAATCGACTTGTTTGCATTAGCTACCGTAATCCTGCGAACAATGTATGAACTTGCACCGACAATAGGAATTTGGATAACAGCATTGGCGACCGAACCGACATTGACGGTTACAGCACGACCAAGACCGAAGCTACCAAAGCTATTGGGGTACAGCGAACCTACATGGTTAGCATTCATGTTGGCTCCTTATGCGTAAGTCTCGCCAACGGCCTGACCCTGATTCACTTGATACAGGGTAATGGTCGGAGTACCAGACAGAACATTAGCCCGCATGTTCACGCCATCAGAGATGAAGTAGCCACCAGTGTTATTGGCAACCACAACTGCCCACGAAGCATTGGAAATGTTTCCGCTGGTATTCGTGTTCAGTTCAATAGTGACGTTAGCGGTAGGAGCTAGAAAGTAATCGCCAGCAGGAACGGTTGCAGTAGCGTTGCCCAGAGCATAAGCCTGAATAAACGCACCAGCAGCGTTAGTTGCTGCGCCAGCTACGAGGATTTTATTAGACATGACTATTTCTCCTTACAGTGTGAGCGAGTTATAGCCTGTCACTTTGGTCATGGACTTGGGCTTAGTGTTGACCAGTTCAGCGATCATCAGCACAGCACCAACATAACCAATCTGCCAGTTCGGGAGCGTCGATTCAAAACCTGTGAACACGAACGAACCCTGCTCATGGATGTAGAGCG